CACCAACGCGCGCCCCCAGACCGTAAGGAACCGGTCTAAGAAGCGAACGCCCGCTCAGCTTGACGAGCCTTCGATGGGACCTTAAAAACAACTCACTAGCCAGAATCTTCCTTCCAGATCTGAAGGGAGAAACGAAACTATTGTGAGAGATCCCAATGGACATCGGAGACTCGGGAGACTTCAACATCCCAAACCTCGCCACTTCCATCTTCCTGACAGTCTTCTGGTGGCTCCAGAAGTAAGTCGAATTGATGGACATGTAGCGAGGATGAACGAAAGTCTTCCCTGCTGAAAGCTTCAAACCCAAAACCCCAAGTCCGTTCTTCCACGTCACGTATTCGTCCCAAGTCGCCCTGAACAAGATATCGTCTCCATTTATCTTGACAGGCACACGACGAGGAACGAGATATTTAAACGCCAGAAAGTTGTACAAACACAACAAAGGAAAGCTCAGTAAAGATCCCATGAGCTGGCCTCGACGCTGCTGGATTACAGAGCCGTCTGAGTAAATAATCTCACTCCTCAATGATGCGAGGGCCCAGCCTCGAACAACATCAGGAACAAAAGTACACGCGGAAAGAATTTCCTCGAGAATCAAGTAGGAAACCTCCAGAGAAAGACCATCCGTCGCGGAGTCGTAATCACCCGATACGAACACCTCTCCGCAAGAAGTCGTCATCTCCTCAAGCTTCATCACTGACGCCTCGCCACGCAGCAGCCACCATTTCGGCAGCGCGTTGTATAGAAGCGTGTGTAGAGGCCTAAGAAAGGAATGTTCTCGATGGGTAACCGTCACTCCTCTCGCCTTCCCTTTAGCGACCACCGTCGCATATTTCACCTCCGTTGGAAAGCTCAAGGTCAAGTCACCACCTAAGCAAGCACGAACATACTCCGTCCGCGACATGCCGCACGAGGCAATTCCCCCCTCAGACCTAGGTAAACCAATTCCGGCAGACAGCGGAAGCGTAGAGCGCTCAACGCAGTCAGCATATCCCGAGTCCCAGCCCTTCTTGAACATCCTTCGAACGCGAGATCGCACGAACGAAAGGAAATCAGGAGGGGCCGCTAAGTCGTCGCACATAAGAGATTTATGGGTCTTCTCCATCCTCGAAACGACAACAGGACAAGGGTCCGGAAGCAGGGTCTTGCCGCTGCAAAGAGACGAAGCTACTTCTAATCGTCGATGCGCAGACAAGCCAATTACCAAAGGATACCACAGATGAGTCCCGGACCCGTTCAGCGAATCCAACAAACCAGAAAAGAACTTCTTGGCTTGTGAAAACGCGTCCTCACAGGTCAACGGGCAACGAGTAGAGAGGTCAGGAACCGGAAAATCAGTTTCATAAACGTGATTAACCGCCCCCACGACCCTTCTTATCGCCCTCAACACAGCAGCAACCTTGCAGTTGCAGCCTCTCAACGAATTCGATTTACGAGAGACACCGCTTTTTCTCTTCTTTTTCCTTCGCACGCCGCAGACGGTCTTTGCCGGTTCACGATGAACCAGCTCGGGCCTGAAGCACGGGAAGGAGACGGACAGAAGTCCTGCGCACGGTTTTTTTGCGCGGGATGAGTGGAACAGTTGAGATTTTCTCTTCAAACTAGACGGGCCAGTAAGCATCGCTGAAAACTCAAAAGGATAGTGTACTCAGG